TATCAAACTGCGAAGCGGTACGCGCGACGAGCCGGTCAATCAGAAAGAGACCTGTGCTTTTATCGTGCTCACGGTTGACTCCACCTCCGCGCAGCTAACAGAGGCCGAGCGATGAAACTGATCGCGACCAAGTCGCTGAAATACGCCACGCGCAGGATGCAGGCGGGCGACGAGTTCGACGCGAAGGACATGCACGCGCGCGTCCTGGTTGGAGCGCGCCTGGCGCGCTATGCGCCGGAAGCGGCACCAGAACCGTCGAAGCCGGTGACGCGCATCTTTGAGCCAAACGACGATGACGAGGGCGCGAAGATCGTCACCCGTCTACGCGCGGAAGCCGAGCGGCTCGGCATTGCCGTCGACGGTCGCTGGGGCGCCGGTCGGCTGCAACAAGAGATCGCGCAGGCGAAACGCTGATGCAGATCTTCGGCTGGCCTGTTCCGTTCACGGGCGAGAAGCGCAAGGCGCTGTCGTCCGTACCGGAAGGCCGCGGCGGCTGGTATCCGCTGATCCGCGAGCCGTTCGCCGGCGCCTGGCAGCGCAACATGGAGATCAACATCGACACGGCATCGTCGTATCATGCCGACTTTGCGTGCAAGACGCTGATCGCGAGGGATATTGCCAAACTGCGCGTCAAGCTCGTCGAGAGGGAGGACGCCGCCAGTGATATCTGGTCTGAGACGGCCAACCCGGCATTTAGCCCGGTTCTTCGTAAGCCCAACAGTTATCAGACGCGCAACCAATTTTTTGAGAGCTGGATGCTGTCGAAGTTGTCGCGCGGCAACACCTATGTGCTGAAGGTGCGCGATAATCGCAACGTGGTGATCGCGCTGCATGTGCTCGATCCGACGCGGGTACAGCCGCTCGTCGCCGATGACGGTAGCGTGTTCTATCGGCTAAACAGCGACAACATGGCCGGCATCGACGATGACATAGTCGTGCCAGCGCGTGAGATCATCCACGACCGGATGAACTGCCTGTTTCATCCGCTGTGTGGGACGCCGCCGGTATTCGCCAGCGGGCTTGCATCGATGCTCGGCCTGAATGCCCAGAAGGCATCAGCGCTGCTGTTCGAGAACTCGTCGATGCCGGGTGGCATTCTCACCGCGCCCGCCGAGGTGAGCGATCAGGTCGCACAATCGATCAAGGTGAAGTGGGAGGCCAATTTCTCCAAGATCAATCTTGGCCGTGTCGCCATCCTCGACAACGGCATGAAGTACGAGAAGATCGCGATGACCAACGTTGAGGGTCAGATGGTGGAAAGCCTGAAATGGTCGGCCGAAGTCGTCGCTTCAGTTTACCATGTTCCGCCGTATAAGATCGGCGTCGGTGCGCTGCCATCTTATAACAATATCCAAGCGCTCTCGCTTGAGTACTATTCCCAGGGGCTACAGGCCCATCTGGAAGAGATCGAGGAGTTGCTTGACTACGAACTAGGTCTTGGCGGGTATGGCACTGGCCTCGGGACCCAGTTTGACACCGATAACCTGCTGCGCATGGACAGCGTGACGGCAATCACTGCCATCCGCGATGCGATCGGTGCCGGCGTCATGTCGCCGAACGAAGGCCGCGCCAAACTCGATCTCAAGCCGAAGCCCGGCGGCGAGTCGCCATACCTGCAGGAGCAGAACTATAGCCTCGCGGCACTCGCCAAGCGCGACGCGCAGGAAGATCCGTGGGCGTCGAAGACACCGGCAATGCCGCCGCCAGCCGTCGAGCCCGAGCCCGAAGAGCCCGAAGAGGAAAAGCTTGCACGCATCACGCAGCGCTTCGATCTGGCACTGAAGTCCGCGCATCGCGAGGCCGCATGATGAATGACAACGAGATCACCGCGCTGGCGAAGGGCATGGTGCCGTTCGTGCGCGACTGCGTGGCTGAGCAGTTCGCCCGGACCATCGTGCCGCCCGAACTCGCCGAGCAGGTCAAGACGGCGATCCATTTGCTGCACGAGTCGCCGCCGATCGTGCAGCGGAATGCACCGCCGACATCATCGCCATTGCCGCCGCCCAGGCCGAGCCGGATCGAGCGCACCGAGAACGGCGGCTTCACACTGCTCTACGACGAGCCGCAGCCGTGATCGTCGAGCTGTCCGAGGCTGCAAGTAACGCGATGCTCGATGTGCTGGCAAGCATGATGGATGGTGGCAGCATCGAGATGCTGGCGGTCAGTGGCAATGTGCTGGCGGTGCTGAAGCTTGCCAGTCCTGCAGCGCAGGACGCCGCGGCCGGCGCGCTCGTGCTCAATCCGATCGGCGAGGAAGACGCCGCACTGGCGCGCGGGCAGGCCGCGAAGGCGCGCATCCTCGCATCGGATGGCAGCGAAATCCTGCAATGCGACATCGGCGACGAGAACAGCGATGCGGTGATCCGGCTCAACACGACGCAGATCTACCGCAACAGTCCGGTTCGCATCCGCTCGTTCACGCTGGCGATGCCGTGACGCGGTTCACTGCGGTGAAAGACTTCTACTCAGACGAGACGCAGAGTCAGTATGTCGCCGGGCTGAGCTACGAGACGCGACCGAATGATCGCAGGCTCATCGAACTGATCCCGCAATGGATCGTGGACGGGCTTGTGGAGTTGGGCGGCCCGGCGGCTAAGGTCATGGGGAGGGAATAGCAGTGTCAGTCACGCATCCGACCGCAATCCGCACTGGCCTCGCGGACTATGTGGTTGACCAGATTGATCTGAACACACCGCCCGGCAAGATCATCATGCAGACGAGCGGCGGCACCACGGTGGCCACGCTGACGTTCTCCAATCCGGCATTTGGCGCGGCGTCGTCCGGCGTTGCGACGGCGTCGGCCATCACGGCGGACAGCAGCGCAGTCGGTGGCACTGTTGCCAAGGCTGAATTTCGCCAGGGCGGCGGCACTGCCATCGTGCTGTGCTCGGTGACGGCGACCGGCGGCGGCGGTGACATCACGCTCAACAGCGTCGTCATCTCGGCTGGACAACAGGTATCGATCACGAGCCTGACCTACACCGCATCACCGTAAGATGTCGCTGGTCGACGACATCGCGGCGATCCGCGCGAGCAAGAAGGACGAGCGCGCGCAGACGTTAGAGATCTACACGCTAAAGACCAGCGCGCTGCTCGGTGTAATACGCTGCGGACACACGGTGCAGCACAAGGACTACACGTTCCGCATCAATGACGCGCGCATGATTGGCGAGGGGCGACTGTTCCTCGACGTGACGTTCGTGCGCGGGCCTAACACTGTCACCCACCAGATCACCATCACCAACCCGCCCGTGTTGCCGCGCGAGAGGACCGGCAACGAGAGAGACGACCTGATCACCGCCATCAGCGAGATGTTGGAAGGGTTCGTCTGATGGCCGTTTATAATATCATCTATGGCAATACGGCTGACTGTAGTGCAGAGGGTTTTGGCTCAACATATTCAACGGCTCGACTTAATACAGCTTCTTCATCCCTTGCTCCCAATGCAACCCTCAACATAAGGAATACCTTCAGTTCACCTACGTACACGATACGTCAGGTATTCCTGCAATTTGATTTGAGTAGCATTCCATCTGGTTCTGGAACCGGACGGCTTTCGCTCAATGGCTTAACGTCTGGCAGTGCCACCGGAACAATAGAAATAGCTGAAGTATCATCGCTCAGCAATAAAATTTCCGGAGCTTCTCTTCCTACACCGATTGGCTCTTGTGTCAACCCGACAACAGACGGCAGGTTTGGGCCGTCGATTGCTGATATCTCGACGTTGACGCGATCGGCGACTTTTAAGTTAATTTGTTTTTTTCAAAGCGAACGTTTAAATGTTGCTCCAACAACGAACGATCCTTCCGTTGTTATAGATGCTGCGGATCAAACTGGCACCACCAGTGATCCTTATCTTGTAATCTATTTCGGCTCTCCTTGGGAATTCGTCGGCGTCTCCAACGAAGTCGCAGTCGCCACCACCGCGCACGCGCTGGTCACCACCGGCATCAGCGGCACGCTGGCGGCGGGCGATCTGCTGGTCGCATGCATCACGTCGCGCATCGCATCGACTACCTCGGTTACGCTGCCGACCGGCGGCGAGTGGACGCTGGTATCGGAGCAGAAGAACAACAACACCGCAACCAACACCACGGCCGCTGCATCCGGCCTGATGGCCTACTGCGTTCGCGGCGCGTCGAACCCGAACCTGACGTTCACGCATCCGGTTGCTCCAAGTCAGGCGCAGGGTCGGATCGTTGCTTATCGAAACGTCAACACGTCCTCGCCCAAGGACACGCAGACCAGTTTCACCACCACATCAGTCACAGCAGTCAGCGGCACCGGGCTGACCACCACGCAGATCGAAGACCTGATCGTCGCCATGGCGTGCGGCGGGCAGGAAGCCACATGGTCCGCGTTCAACGCGACCGACCCGGCAGGTGCGTCGGGCGCGACGGTCACCACCGCGCCGACGACGACATGGTCCGAGCGCGCCGACTCTGCTGTAACAACGGGTGCTGACGGTTCTCTCGCGATCTTCGACGCGGTCAAGCTGACCAGCGGTGCGACCGGCAACCTCACCGCCACGGCATCGTTGCAGGCGCTGCACGTCGTCATCGCGGGCGCGTTCAAGATCGCGGCGGCGGCGACTACGGGCACCGGCACGCCAACCGGGCAAGCGGGCGCCGCGAGTGGTGCGGGCATTTCGTCGTCGGATGGCACGGGCACACCGGCAGGCCAGGCTGCGACGGCAAGCGGCGTAGGCACCGCCGGCGATGCTGCGGTCACCGGCATGGGTGCCGCTGCGGCTGGCGCTGCGGTTGTCAGTGGCGTCGGTATCTCGGCATCGACGGGCACCGGCGCGCTGGCTGCGCAGGTCGCCACAACGGCGGGCGTTGGGGCTTCGGCATCGAGCGGCACTGGCTCGCTGACTGGGCAAGCGGCCACCGTTGCGGGGGTCGGCGTCGCGGCATCGAGCGGTGCGGGCGCACTTGTTGAGCAAAACTCTACGGCATCCGGTGCGGGTACGGTTGCCTCGACGGGCACCGGCACGCTCGACGCACAGGCCGCAACGGTCGCGGGCACGGGTCTATCGGTTGCGGCCGCCATTGGCGCGCTGGAGGGCGCAGCAGCGACGGTTGCAGGCGCGGGTGTTTCAGCCTCGACCGGCACCGGCAGCGTCGTTGCAGGGTCGGCAGAGGTCGCTGGCGCTGGAACAGCCGCCGCCGCAAACTCCGGCGCGCTGGTCGCACAAGCCGCGACAGTCGAAGGGCTCGGCGTCTCGGCATCGATCGGCAGCGGTGCGCTGCAAGCCGGCGCGGCGACTATCGCGGGCGCGGGCCTGGTCGCATCGACCGGCACTGGTGCGCTGGTTGCTGGTGCGGTGGCGGTGGCTGGCGATGGCACTGTCATCGAGGAAGGCGTCGCCGTTGGCGTTGGCGCGCTGGTGGCAGGCGCCGCAACAATATCAGGCGCTGGCGACGTTACCGGCGAGGTCGCGCCGCCGGTTAGTGTTGGCGGCGGCGGTATTTATCGGCCGACGCAGCCGTTCCCGGTCGAGGGAGTTGGCTACGCCATCCTGCCGCAGCTCGAGGGCGAGGCGGTCGGCCTTGTCGTCGCCGCCGGTGTCGGCATCGGTGCCCTTCCTACCCTCGTCGGCACCAGCGATGGAACTGTCGACGGTGTCGGGCGCAGCGCGGCACGGCTGGCAATCAAGGCGGCGGCGACCGGCGAGCGCGGCCAGGCCGGCGCGGCTATCGCAGTCCTGAAGGGCTTCACGGTTTTGAGTGCAGGCGCTGCCGGTGTGCGAGGTTCGGGTTCGGCCGTCATCACGCTGAAGGGTGTTGCCATCGGGCAGCACGACGACGATGAGGCCGCAATCATGGCAATCCTGTTGGCGGCATGAGGGTGAGTGAATGTCGGATCCTCCAATCCCCGCGCCGCAATACACACTGACCGAGGCGCTGAGCGTTTGCCTCGCGATGTGTCATCGCGCGATGACCGAGGTGCGTGCGCTATCGCGGCTTCCGGGGCCGGCGGGTGAAGTCGGCCCGGAAGGCAAACGCGGCCTGCAAGGTGACAAAGGCGAACGCGGCGAAAAGGGCGAGCGCGGTGAGCCGGGCAAGATGGGACCAGCAGGTTCGGCTGGCACCAACGGCGACCGCGGGGCGAAAGGCGAGCCTGGCCGCAATGCCTCCGACCTGACGTTGCTGCAGGAATACATCGACCAGCGGGTCGCGCGGACGATCGAGACGGCATCGGTCACGACACCGGATGGCGGGCGCACGCTGCACTGGTCGCTCGGCGGCAAGGTGTTTCAGATCAAGACTGCGTCTGTCCTCGATGCCGGTATCTGGAAAGAAGGCGCGTATAGCGTTGGCGACGGTGTCACATCCGGCGGATCGTTCTGGATTGCGCAGACCGAAACGACCGCGAAGCCCGGCAAGTCGGACGACTGGC